TTCGCTGTCGCCAGATCCTACCTCGCCTTCGCCGGAACCAGGAGGCCGCACCGTTCTGATGCCGTCGCCAGGCTCGATGCTCTGCAGGTTGGCCGGCGTGGCGCAGTCTCGGAACGCAGGGTATTCGTGGAAATGCCACTGCACGGCGTTCGCCGCCACGGCGCCGATCACCAGCTGGCCGGGCCGCAGCGCCACGATGTCGATGGCGTCGGGCCATCGCTGCACCGGCTTCTGACGCTCGAGCCGGAAGATGCCTTCCACCTGCGGGTCATGCACCGCGATGGTGTACGTGATGCCGCTGGCCGGCCCCGGCGTGGTGCCTTCCACGCTGACGATGCGTCCGAGGATGAGGCGAGGGTCTGCCATGGTCAGATGATCCGCTCTGCACCGGGCAGCTCTCGCCACCCTTCGGGGTCACGGTCGTACAGGTCCTGCAGCACGCACGTGGGCTTGTCGATCTCGGGGTTGCCCTTCTGGAACGTGGCGAAGACGGTGTAAGGGTACCGCATCGGCACGTTGTCCTCGCCGGGGATGCAATACTGCACGTCAACACTGTTGGTCGGCGGCAGGTAGAACGTGCCGTAGTCGATCTCCCAGGTGTACGAGATGTCGTAGGTGCCGGCGTCGTCCACCTGGTTGACGGTGCCGCCTTCAAAGTGGTACCACCCGCCATCGGGCATCTTGTGCAGCTTGTCGGTCTGCTTGGCGATGGCGTCGAAGACCCGCACGTCGTTGACCACCACCCGCACCTGGAGGGGCCGCAGCACCCGCACCTCCACCAGCTGCTTCTTGGCGATCTTCCAGACGAGCTTTTCGACCTGGGTGCCGTCGCCGCTGGTCGCCAGCACCTGAGACCGCACCGCCATGGGGATCTCGATGGTGGCCTTGCGGCTGCCCCATCCCCAGTGGTACCAGGTCGGGGCGTCTCGGTTGGGCGACCGCAGGTCCACGAACCGGTTGTCGTTGGAGTACAGGCACTCGACGGTGCAGACGCCATCGCTGCCGGTGCTGATGTTGTACCGGTCGAGGCGCAGCCTGGCGTCCTCGGGGTGCTCGGTGTTCAATGCCGGCACGTTGGGCGAGGTGAGCGCCGTCTGCGGGCTCAGGGTCTGCACGACGAACCGCCGGCTGGCCGTCAGCTTGCCGGTGCGGTCCTTGCCCAGCTGCTGGGCCAGGGCGAGCTCATAGCCTGGGATGCTCATCCGACGCCCTCCACCACGATGCGGTTCATGTTGGCGCTGGTCGCCATGCCGAGGCCTTGGATCTGTTGACCAAACTGGGTGATGCTGTTGGCGGTCTCGGCGCCGAAGGTGGCGTTGATCTCGGCCCGGATGGCCTTGAGGCTCTGCACCCAGGCGTCACGGGCTTTCGCCGCGGCCTCGGCTCGCTTGCGTTCTGCCTCCTCCTGCTCGCGCTGCCATTCGCGGATTTTGTCCCACCACTCCTCCTCCTTCTTCCGCTCCTCCTCCTTCTTGCGGGCGGCCTCGGCCTCGGCATCCTTGCGCTTCTTCTCGAGATCCTCCTCGGCCCTTCGCCTGATCGAGGCGATGGCGTCGAGGGTGGCCTGTTCGCTGGCGATCCTCGCCTCATTGGTCTGGGCGTTGAAGGCCTTGATGAGCTCGGCGATCTTGGCCTCGGCCTCGGCAACGATCCGCTCCTCCTCGGTCATGGCGTCGAGGCGGGCCTGGGCGGTGATGGCCGCCACGTCGGTGGCCGCCTTCTCGGCCGCCTTCTTGTCTTCCTCGGCCTTCTTCTCAGCGGCTGCCTTATCTGCCTTGGCCTTGGCGTCCTTCTCGTTGATGTCTCGCTTGATCCGCAAGTCTCGCAGCTGCTCCTCGAGCTGCGCTTGCGTTCGTTGCCCTCGCATGATCTCGGCTATGGCATTGAAGCCGGCGGCTCTCACCGCGTCGTAGCTTTCCTTGGTGGCCGCGAGCTCGCCCTCTACTCGCTGGATCTCGGCCGAGAGCGCCTCGGCAGACTTGGCCGAGTCGTTGAAGTTGAGGCTGGCGGTGAAGTCCTTGGCCTTCTCGGCGCCATCCTCGAGCACGTCCACGATGTACTCGCGGATTGCCTTGCCCACCGTGAACGCGATGGTGGCGATGCCACCGATGGCGGCGATCTTGCCGATGAGGCCCTGCACCACCTCGATCTGCTCGCCGTAGGTCTTCTTGACGCCCTTGAGCTTCTCGCCCAATGAGACCGTCGCGGCCTCCTGCTTCTTGGTCGCCTCGGTCGCCTTGTCGGCCGCGGCCGCACCCGCGGCGTTCACGTCGCTGGTCGCCTTCGCCACGTCCGCCTTGAGTTTGGACGTGTCCCCTTCAATGCCGATGACTACTTTGGCGACTTCGGCCACGGGTGCCTCCTATCAGGCCGACGTGATCGAACCGGCGACGCGCAGTGTGCCCGTCACACGCACAACGTCATCGACCCGCCACGACAGGCCCAGCCGCGTCCAGAACGCCGGGAACGTGTGCGTGCGTCCCGTGGCGACCGTCAGGACGCACGTGTTGTCGGGAACGGCGTCGGTCGCCGTGATGTTCCACGTGGGCTTGGTGATGTTCGTCAGCGTGGTGCCTGCGTAAAGAAGTCCAGGGAATCCGGTGCCCGCTCGTTGCCCGAGGTTGCCCGACCCATTGAACGAGTACGTCACCTCGGAGAAGTCGCCCAGCCGCACCCGCTGCGTCAGCCGCGGCGTCGTGATGTTGCCCTCGAACTTCGGATCGTCGGTGCCAGCCTCGAACGCCTTGAACGTCGCGGCGGCCGCAGCACCAACGCTCGGCATGCTGACGTTCGTGGCATCGTCGGCCTTGCATGTCCACGTGCCGGACCACGTGCCCATGCCGCCGGGCATCCACGTCCGCCAGCCCGTCGAGGCCGATCCAGTGAACTGCGTGATGTCGATCTCCGGCCACTGAATGTCGAGCGTCCACGCGTTGACGTACTGCACGTAGCCGGTGGCAAACTCGACAAGTGCCGACATGGCCGAGGTTGGCGAGGTCCGCGGCCAAATGCCCGAGAAGTCGACCGTCGCATCCCGCAGGCCGTTGATCCGCTCCATCATGTTGACGGCGGATCCGGTCGCCTGCGTCACGTCGACCTCATTGGCAGACACGTTGAGCGTGGCGAGGTCGGTGGTCATCCGCAGCGAGGTGCCGAACAGGTACAGCAGGTCGCCGCTCGCCGCAGAGCAGGTCAGGTTGCCGGTTTCGGACGTGAGCGGGTATGCCATGGGTGATTCTCAGGGGTTCGCGGCCAGTGCCGACACTCGGAACGTCGCCGTCATCGTCGCTTGGATCGAATGTTCGTCCGTCATCGTCGCGTCGTACGTTCGAACGAAACAGTGCGACGCCTTGGCAGTGTACCCGTTGGTCGGCAGGACCAACAGGTGGCGGTGGAAGCCATAGGTCGGGATGCGGCCAGCCTGCAGGACGGCATTGCCGTGGAGCCGATCCATGACCGCCGTGATTCGGGTATCAAAGTCAGCCGACGAGGCGTAGTTCTGCACCTGGTCCCACACGGTGAACGTCGCCGTCGCGTTCCACTCGTCAGCCGTGAGCGAGTGGTCCTGCTCAAGGCGGACGCCGACCAGCAGGTACGGGTAGGTGATCGCCGCGGGCGTGCCGAACACGCTGTACGTGCCGCTGATGATGCTCCACGCGCCGGACTTGTACAACCCGCCGGAGCCCGTGTCGGCCTTCACGCGGTCGAAGATGGCCTGGTAGATGCTGGACAGGATCATGCGGGGCTCCCGGGTGCAGGTTTGAACGCCCTGCGGATCATGCTGCGGAACCCGCCCATGAACGCCTTGGCCATGGCCATCTGGTTGTCGCGGTTGCGGGCGGCCGGACGCATAAACGGTCGAGGCGGCATCCGCACCGACCGCTTGAGCACGAACATCAACTCGCCCCTGGCATTTTTGCCCTTGGTCGTTCGGAACAGGAACGCCACGCCGCGATTCGGACCCTTGCGGAACGTCAGGTTCTGCGTACGCAGGTCGCCGGTGTTGGATCGCATCTTGGCCGCGGCCACGCTCACGGGTATCGTCAGGTACTTCTTGGTCGTGGGCTTCAGGACGCCGCCCTGTTCATGGATGCGGGCGTACCTGGCGTTCGTCCCCACGATGGCCCGTCCGTTCTTGGCCGGCGTCGCCGTGATGGACCGCCGCAGGTTGCCCGTGACGGTGCCGGGCGGGCCGCCAACGGGCGACGGCTGGAACCACGAGGTCTTGGGAAACGACTGCTTCACAAACCGGACGCACTGCGTGGCGGCACGATCGACGCCGTTGTTGGTGGCGTCGGCCAACAACTGCTGCAGCCGGGGCTGGTCGACTTGCATGGTCGTGTTGGTGGCGCGGAACGTCATTAGTCCTGGTCCCTCTCCAGCGTGACCACGTAGATCACGCCCTGCAGGATCAGGTCGCGCGGCTGGCCCGCGACCCGGTACTGCACGCCGTTGATGATGACCTTGTCCTTGGGCGTCACGTTCCACGCGGCGCCGGCTGTCGTGATTGGGGCGCAGTACACCTCGAATATCTTGGTCGTGGTGTCGCGGCCGTAGACCAGACCATCCGCCGCCGAGCCCGGTTGTACGCTGCACGCCACCGAGAATGACGCCGAAGCGGGACCGCTTGAACGTGGTACGCCGTCATTCGCCGTCGACCATGTAGTGGTGTAGACGTCCATCGTCTGAGTCAGCAGATGCCACGGCGTGTTCGCCACGTCACGCCCTCCCGGTGTTGTACGCTCGCAACAGGTCGGCCTTGATTTCGCTAGTGACCTTCGGGTTGGCGTTGGTGTACGAGTACCCGCCGAGGCTTTCGGACTGAATGCCGAAGTTGCGGCCGCGGGCCGAATAGGCAAGGTCCGTCAGGCGGTAGCACGCCATCTTGAGGTCAGCCGGGATCGTCGCGTACCCGCCGGTGTACACCACCTGCACGTTGTCGAAGCCCTCCTCGAACCATGGCTGCGTCGAAAACGTGGCTTGGACGGTGCCGAAGGCGGTGACGGGGAACCTTCCTCGCACAGGGTCAATGCGGGACAGCACGCCCGAATCGCCGTTGACGCGGTACGTGTCGGAGTCGAGCACCTCGGCCGTGCCGTCCGCGCTGTAGACGGTGACACTGGTGATGGTCGTGACGGGCCACTCGACAAGGTTGATGGTCTGCTCGCCGGTGCCGTCGTACCGCTCGGTGCGGCTCACGGACTCAAAGCCGTTGGTCAGGTTGCGGTCGCACCAGCGGCGGACCTCCATCGAGACGGCGTCCACCAGGACCGTCAGCAGGGCGTCCTGTGCGGTGCCGGTGATGCCCGCCCAGACCTTGTACTCGGCGATGCTGATGAGGCTGGCCATGAAACCCGACCCGTTGCTTTCGCCGCGGGCCGAGGGTGTGTGAGCGAGAGAAAATCAGACGGACACGACCACGCGACCCAGCAGCGAGGACGAGTTGCCGAGGCCCTGCGAAGCCGACCGCTCGACTTCGGTGGTGCCGGTCACGCCCTGCGCACCGTGCAGGCCGATCCACACCACGCCGTACAGCGTGGCGCCCGCACCGGCCGTCGCCACCACGCGGAGGTAGCGACGCAGCGATCCGCCCGTGCGGAAGTGGAACAGCCAGCAGTCGTTGTCACCGCCAGCCGCCGTCGGCAGGGCCGTGCTGGTGAACGCAGCACCGGAAACATCGTCCCAGTTGCTGTTGTCGTTGCTGTGCTGGACCTTCAGCACCGTCGCGTCGGCCGCGATGTTGCCGATGGTGACGATGGCCGCCGCCTCGCCCAGACCGCCGAGAGAGGTCAGGTCGAAGGCGACGCCGCTGTTGGTCGTGCCGTTGATGTCGAGAGGGCCACCCGTCGAGGTGCCGCCCTTGATGTACGCGTTGAGGAGAACGTTCATGAGTCAGGTTCCTTTCGTTGTGGCGTCTATCAGGCGCCCTGGATGCAGACGATGGGGCCGTAGGTCGAGCCGCGGCCGTCGCCGTGAATGTCCACGCAGAAACGGCTGGTGCCGCGGACGGCGAGGCTGTCGGCGTTGAAGTAGAACTGGTCGGAGGTCTGAATCTCCAACTGGCGACGATCGCCCAGCATCGTGCCGCCGGTGAAGTCGCCGAAATAGCACGACCTGACGTTGCTGCCGGTGGCCTTGGGCATCACCTGCGAGAAGAACACGGGGTAGCCGAGGAAGGTCGCGTCGCCGCCGAGCCCGCCCATGGTCAGTTCCTTGAACTGGTTGGCGGTCTTGTCGACCTTGAGCATGACCTGCGCGAAGAACTGGCGGCTGCAGACGAACGCCAGCCGGGCCGGGTTCACGTTCTCGACGCGGCCCATGGCCGTGGTGAAGTCG